AAGAAAGCTACGCAATCTCTTCTGTAGTCTACAACGTTTGAAACAATGTAGTTTGCTCTAACACCAGCATCATCGCCTTTACCTTGAAGAACAAAAGAAATATCAATTTCGTTTGTATTCTTTAAAGTATCCCAAGCGAATGCTAAAGAGCTTAGAGTTGCATTACTTTCTGTTGATGTGTCTGTTCCGCCGTCCATTCTTTCATACACGTTTTCTTGCGAAGTTGCTGCCCCAATTACTGTAGTATTAGCAACTTTAATCCATGAAGACATGTTGTCAATAACTGTTGCGTAGTAATTAGTTGCGCCTTGCGGAGTTGTTGCATTATTAGCAGTAGATAAGTTTTCAAATCTTTCAAGCACAGCGTTTGGAGTACCACTAATTAAACCGTCTTTATCGATAACAGCTACGTGTACATAATTTGTGTTTGGTGCTTTACCAAATACTGAACCATATTGCCATTTTTTAACAACAGATAAATTGTTTAGATTAGATTCTGCTAACGTATATCTGCTGCTAAACGAAATAGATTGTGTAAAACCAACCGTAGCAGTTATTGCAGTATTACCAGTACCAAAAGTTTGTTGAATGTTAGTAACAGACGCTGCTGTAACAACCAATTCTTGGAAGCCAACACTTGAGTTGCCAACAACCATAACGTCACCGGCAGTGATAGTCGGAATACTAACGTTGTTTGCAACTTCAAAAGAAACCGTATTAGCATTAAATGCTATAGTTTGAGTAACTGATGTGTTTGCAATAGCGTTAGGTGGAATAGTACCGACTGCAGCAATTTCTTTAGAAAAAGCGTCTTTTGTAGACCAAGCAACTTCAATAGAGTTACCTAATGCGCCTGGATATTTTGCATCAAAAGCACCATAAACACTACTTCCCGGAATAACTTCATTATTACCATTAAGAACAAGTGATGTACCTGAAGCAGTTTCAGAACCGTCGTCAGCACGAACTACATAAACCGCGTTTGAGTACGAAAGATAATCTGCCGCAGTAAAAAATGTCTCATAGTTTGTGTCTGTTGGTTTACCAAAGCGGTCTACTAGATCATTTTCTGACGTAATCAGAATAGGATCGTTAGTTGGACCCCATTTAAAAATTCCCGCGATTGCTGCTGGTGGAGTTGCAAAGCCAGAAACTGACTGACTTGCGTCCACTTCGCGAACAATAACGGAAGGACTTACGGAAAAAGCCATGTTTTTCTCCTTTATTGAATTAGAAACACGTGTTTAATTTATTATTACTGTTTCTATTTATAAATTTATCGATTTGCTTGAGTGAGCCGTCATAATACAAGACCGTCGTTCTCATAGAAAACGTCACCGTCATCTATAAATCCAAATGGTAACATATCTTCTTCAATTTGCTCGTCTGTTTTTTCTCTTAACTTGATTAATGTGTTTATGTCTGTCATGTCCTTAAAGTATGCTTGCTCTGTCATCCAAGAAAATAACACTAGATTCATAACTAGGTCATCATGAAAACCTGGTTCTGCCTCAAATGAGTTTGCTTTTTTAGAAAACCTACTCAATTCTTGTATAGTATCATAGTCTCTTATGAGTAATTGGTTTTGCTCAACCAGCATTTTAAGCATAGAACACCCAGTACCTTTTACAGTTTTTGTTGTTCTAATACCATTTTCTACGTTTTTACCAAAACCGGCACTAAGTACTTTTCCGCTTCGACCTGAGTTTTGCGTATAAAGTAAATTCTCATAACCATAGTCTATATGCAATACGTCTACAACTTGACCACCAATATCGTTAATTTCAACTAGCAATCCGGCGGTATTGTAAACCATTCCAATTCTATTTAATACAGAAGCAAAATCAATAGGTCCTATGTAATTATCTCTAAAAACAGCAACTTGTCGATAAGGCATTTCCGTAATGTTAAAAACTGTAAACGTTGAATAGTCTAATCCTTTTCCTCTAGCAACGTCAGCAGTAATTACGTATTGTTGATTTTTTTCGGGTCTTTCGTATTGAATTAAACCTTCGCTTTTCATTATAGGTCTATCAGGATAAAGTTCTTTTAACTTTGAACCGCTGATAAGTGTACCAGACGATCCAAGGAATTCGCAACAATATTCTTGATTGAACTTATCTTCGTCATGATCGAGTGATTCAATAGTTTCTTTTTTCCACGCTTCTCCTCTGCCAGGTACATCATACCACATAACTTTAACGAATTGATATCCGTTTGTACCTTCTTCTGCGCCTTTACATGTTTTCCAAAAGTGGTTTAAACCGTTGGGTGTAGAGGTCATCAGAAGCTTTGTAGACTCACCAGACGAAATGGTTGGGTATACAGAGGCAAAGAACTCGTCGTATCCCTCAATGAACGCCACCTCATCCAGATATAGGAAGTTGATAGACTTACCACGGATAGCAGATGATGTAGTAGTACCGGCAAGAACTTTACAGCCATTTTCTAGTTCTATGTTACCTTTGTTCCACTCTGTAATACCTTGTTGTAACCACTTAGGTAAAGCTTCATAAGCTAATTTAATACGTGCTAAAACTTCTCTAGCTGCATCTCCTTTATTAGCAAGAATAGCTACAGTTGCAAATTCATTAAACAAAATATAATGAAGAATAACAGCAACGGCAGTTGTTGTTTTACCAGATTGTCGAGCAGTTAAAACAGCTGCTCTTCTATTATTTGATATTTTTTCAACAATTTCTTTTTGATAGTCATACATATCAAAAGGAATAAGACCTCGGTCTACGTGTACAATTTTAATGTACGTTTTGGCAAAATAAACAGGATCTTTAGAGCACTTAATATACTCTTTTATGAGCTCAGGAGTCCACTCAATTTCTTGATCTACCTTTTTAAGGTGTGAATTGCCTAAGTAACCATCACCCATTAGAATCACCCTTTAGCATTTTTAAAAGATCTGCTGTTGATACGATTAAGTTATTGTTTGTAACATTTGTTTGTGCTGCTTGCTTAGGCCCAAGTAATTCTTCTTTGGCATATTTCTTTTTAGAAGATATGTCAGCATAATCTTTGTTAGCATCAAGCAATGTTTTCATTAAAGTAGAAACAACTTCAAATGCTCGTGGTTGTTCAGATTGCTTTGCAATTTCAAGCATTTCTTCCATAGCTTCTTTACCAATATCAATAACATTTGCAATATTATTGCGAACTGTTTCAATATCTTTTAAGTTTTCATCATCTTCAACAATAATAGCAGGAGGATTTATTTCTTGTTTTGTTGCGAGTTCTGTTGAGGTTCCATTTCGTCCAAGTTCACTAATATCACTTCCGGAATCTCTATGATATGTATTATCCCTCGATCCTTTATTTTCTTCACAGTCATCTTCCCAGTCAGCATCCATTTGCTGTTCCACATTATTACTGGCTTTTCCCTCTTGTGCGTCATCTTGTGCCATCTGTAAAGGTCTTAATCCAAGAGCCATTGCTATTTTATCATCACTCATTATTTTTTATCTCACAAAATTATTTAACGTGTTAATCCCAGGTGCCGCCATTTGCTTGCCAAGCACCGTCTGTGAAGATTAAAGTATCTATATCAATACCGCTAGTATTATAACTGAAAGGATAATGTTCGATAGATGTATATACAAGTCCGTCAATGCGAGCATTTGCAATTATTACAGCAACTGTATTATATGTAGTTCCTGTTTGTCTTACTAGATACATCATTTGTCCTTCAACACCATCTGCTAACGTATAAACACCATTAGTTAGTTTATTAACAACTTTTGTTATATCTAACGCCGTTGGTGTTGGCGCAGTAGCACCAACTGCAGTTGGTGGCAGTAAAAATGTTTCACCGACAGAATGTCCAGTACCACCGCTGTTTACTATAACTGTAGCATTTCCAGATTCATCAAAATTAACTGTGAAGTCTATGTCACCCAATGCTAAACCGCTTGTATTAGCAACCCAAACAGGATTGGGGCTGTTAGTCACTATCACTTCAGTTACTACATCAGAACCGTCAACAGCCGTAATTTCGAACAATACATCATTACCATTAATATCAGCACCAGTTTTAGCAATAGTAGTATAATTACCGGTATAAGCAGTTCTTTGAACTGACGCGTCTGGGAATGTTATATTGCCGTCTGTGCCAAATTCCCAGTTTTGTTCAACAAAATTATTGTTACCTTGATTAGCTTGATCATTATATCGAGTAATAACAAATGTGCCTGTACCACCACCTACACTTATAACATCGCCATTAGTGTAGCCTGTACCAGGATTAGATACAGAAACGCTGGCCAATTGCCCACTTAACCCGTATCCAAAATTCACAGTCATTCCACTGCCAGTACCACCTGTAGTTGTAGATGGTAGTGGATCATCACTAGTGTATCCACTGCCAGCATTTTGTATAGTACAAATATTAAATTGACCGCCTGTTGTTAACGTTAAGCCATCTATATTAACTAATCTGCCAGTTGCGTCAAACTTCCACTGATTTGTGCCAGTGTTCAAAGTTATTGCACCTGGCCCATTTACCGCATCGCCACTTCTTATTATAACATTGCCGCCAACATATGGCCTTGAAGAATTTCCAGCTATTAACTCAATGTCTCCACCTATCGCTCCCCATGTACTACTACCTATATCAGACCCAGCATTACCGGCAGCAATTGTTAAGTTACCTCCGTTGCCAGCATTCCAACCAGTAAAGCCGTCAGTACGAGCATCACCGCCTACTCCAGTAGTGATTGTTAATGGAATACCAGAACCACCAACACTATTGCCAGCAGCATCTCCGCCGTCGATAGTCTTTAAAGTGTTATTTGGGAATATCGTACCACCAGCATTAGTAAATTGCCAATCATTACTATTACCTGTTTCTGGGAATGTGCGTAATGTTATTTCGCCACCACTCATTGCTCGTATTAATACGTAGCCGCCTAGACCGTACGTTTGTGTTTCGCCACTTTCAATATTGATCCATCCGCCGTCACTAGTACCAGAATCACCTGCTTGGAAGTTTAGGTAACCGCCGGTGCCCGAGCCAATGCCTCGACCGGCACGAATCTTAATATCTCCGCCGTTACCATTAGCATCTCCACCAGGGCCTGCCCACAAGTAAACGTCACCACCTTCGCCAGCGGTGTTTGCATAACCTGCAGCGCCTTGAATGATAACGCGTTCAGCGTTAATAGCGCTTTCTGTTGATTCTGGTCCAAATATAATTGCTTGTTGCGCTGAATCACCAAACTTTAATGTTTGTCCAGTGCCACTTGGGTTAGCATTATCATTAATAGGAACTGTTAGCGTTGGGAATGTCATAGCACCATCTGTACCAAACCTCCACACATGCTGATCGCCCTCATCGTTATCATTGGTACCAATCTCTACACCGTATCCATATCCGGGTACAGGGCCATAATCTGGCCCACGCTGTAACACATAGTTATAATCATCGCCAAAATACAAGTCTTGAGAATCACCGGCAGCTCGCATAATATGGAAGTGTGATGGACCACCTGGTTCTGGCAATGCGCCAAACTCCAAACTGCCGCGGCTTGTTGACATTGTAACAACGCCGTCAGTATCTATTCTAACAGAATATTGTCCATTATAAATGCTGTTTCCAGTATCTCCTGAATTATATAATGTTCCAAGCAAGAAATTAGAACCATCTGTAATTGGCGAGACTGTACTAGTATTAACGTTGTTTGCGTTGTTTGCGTCAGTTTTATTAGCATTAACTACTGTAATATCGCTGGCTGCATTATCTAGAAATCCGCTAAATGTGGCTGATCTGATATCCCAATCGCCTGCTGCAAATTGGTCTCCTGTTGCAGAAATTTGTACAACAGCAGCATGCGGCATTTGGCCTGCATCTCCGAAGCCACCACTAAGTGCGACATAATCTTGTTTAACTGCTATAGTGCTGCCAGAACCTTCACTAAAAAACATGCCGCCTGCAAATGACCAAGTAGTAACATTGTCTATTAATCTTTGCCATTCTACTGTGCCGTCAAAACCGTATTTTGCTGCAACCCACACATAGCTGTCTGGAAAATTATTTGGGTTGGCTGTGACTCCAGACAGATACAATTTATCGTCTGGACCAACCACTATGCTAACTCCAAATGAGTCACAATTGCCTGCAACTCGTCTGCTCCATTGTTTAACACCTTCACTATTAAGTTTTAGTATGCTTATAGCGCTAGTTGTGCCTCCGTCAAAACTATATTGATAACTACCAGTCACATAGATATTGCCCGTGCTGTCAATGTCTGCATCTGCGCCTCTGCAGTCAAACCCAGCATCAAACAGTATAGCTTTTTGCCACTGTATAGCGCCAGAACTATTATACTTAACAACAAGCATATGATTTTCTGTATCACTAGCTTCACCTAATTGATCCATGTAACCAATTGCTACTATTTCACCATTAGGTCCAACAGCCATTCCATATGCTTCTTCATCGCCCTGTCCATTCAGACTTCTTGTCCAGTCAATACTGCCATTTGCCGCGTTGACTTTTGTAGTAGCAACATAGCTATCAGTACTATTAGATGCATAACCTACCATAACTGGGTTACCGTCTGAAGCTACATCAACTACTGAGCTAGTACTTTGATATCCAAAATCGTATTCTTTGCTCCATTCCAAGCTGCCATCTAAACTATCAATTTTAGTTAAAGTAGATACACTATATCCATTTGCTTCTGGAATTGTTTTGCCTGCTATGTATATTGAATTGCTGATATTATCTACTGCAAGACCCCACCCGTCTGTGTTAAAATCTGACAGAAATCTTGCTGACCACATCTTAGTACCACTGCTAGTGTACTTACCTACTGAATAATAGCTTGAATAATTAATCTCGCTTATATGACTGAATAAAGCAATAATATTGCCGTCAGAATCATATTCTACGCTAGATGCTAAAGCCGGCACATCATCAGGTGCGCCGTTTGCAGACTCGAATGTTTGCACCCAAACATTTGGATCTCCTGGTCCAGCCAATACGCTAATACCATCGCTATTTAAGATGTCACCACCTACTGGTAGTACTATATTTCCACCAGAATTAAATGTCCATTCTTTGTTATAATCGTTTGTGTAAATGCGTATTTCATCGTTAGCACTAAGTTCCATATCATCACCAAGTGCTTCAATGAAAATATCGTCTGCTGCAGTAAGATTTATGTCAGCATCCTGACTTCCTGTTCTAGTAGTTTCAATAGTAAAATCTTTATTAGACAGAGCTAACTTTGTAGACCCTGTATTATTAGTTACTACAATATCTTCTAAATTAGCAGTGCCACCTCCACCGCCTAATAGTCCTTCAGTATCAGTTAGTTGACTTACATCAGTTGGAATATCAGATTCTTTTGCTAAAGGAGTACCGCCATTAGTAGCACCATCCATTACAACTACTGTATTTTTGGTTGTGTCAATTAAAATTTCACCAACAGATCCGCGCTCGTTTTGCAGACCAGTAGTCGTATTTCTTCTGTGTTGTAGAATTTGTGCCATTTAAGTTGTTCCTATAAACGTTTAATTTATTTATGTTTGTGGTAAGTTTAAATCATCTATAGCGTATCCGCTTTCAAGATCAATGATAACATTGTTAGATGTTGAACTTAAATCTGTATTGCTGTATACAATGTCAAGCACAAATGGTTGATTTGCTCCATTTGGATTTACGTAATCTGTATTTGCAACCCAGTTATCATCAAATTCAATATCAGACCATCCAATTGAATTATTAGCAAGAATAACTGGATATACGTTAACATCTTCTTCAAGCGGTGCATTTGCTAAAGTGCTTGCCGCAAAGCCTGCATCAACAAATTTAATAACCTTTTTAGTTTTCTCAGGCCCAAAAAAGTAACCCTTTAAAGTAAAATTTAAAGTGTATAAAATTGTTTGTCTTTCAATGTAATCACCTTCGTAAAGATCTTCTGTAGTAACACTATTTAAAATAATAGGAAGATCAAAAGAATCAAGATCAGGTATAAGAAACGCACTAACAGTCCAATCTGGCGTAAAGAATGGAAGAATTTGCTCTAATATCTTAGTTGCATCTTCCGAATACTTAGTCATAATATATAACGAAAAATCTAGGTTATATGGTGTAGCAGCATAAACAAAGTTTCTTGCAGAGTTTGTTTCTGCTTTTGATTCTTTGCGCATCTTAAGAGACGAAGCAAGTTTTCTTTGAGAATCGTATTGCATGTTTGTAATTTCAAACGACATGCGAGGTAACGAAATAGCATCAGCAGCTCTTGTACCATTTATTAAATCTGGCTCTTGCACTAATTTTGAAAGTACTTTTTGGAACGGAGCATAAGATAACGGCACAATCATAGTTTGCACTAAGTTGCCTGCGTT